TACTTATCAATAACAACTATTTTCAATGTAACACAACAAGTACACAACACTATATTCCTAATATATTATATATAGCCCGCAAAATTTGCGTTTTTGGCCTTTTATTTAAAAATTATTTTCGCTATGAAATAACAAACACGCAGTGCTATATTCCTAATATATTATATATGTCCTGTTGTAATTGTACTAGTTACTACCAATATACATACCTATAATTTACCATATCTTGGAACTGGAAGAAAAGTATTTAATTGCAAAAAACATAACCATAAATTATGGATGAAATTGTTAAACTTGAATGTAAAAAATACACATTTCAGCTCTTTAATTGGCTGAAAATGCGTTATCCCGACTATGTTTATGATTATATGGTTTTAGAATATGAAAATTTACTATCTATTAAAATCAAAATGAATATTACAAAAAAGAAATATGAGAAAAAAGGTATAGGAATTTTACATTATATTGTAAAAGCTTTCAAATATCCACAACATATAAAAATAAATTGGCGTTATAACCGTAACATGTTTAACATCGTAGTTTTTTGCGGTGAAACTGAAAGGGTATCATATATGCTTCATAATGAGAATGAAAATATTTAAAAAATAAAAAGCTATAAATATGTCATACTTTTTATAAATATATGGTGAAACAATGCAAGAAAGAAAAGAAAAAATAAAGGTAATATTTGGTATACAACTTGACAAAAACTTAAAAACAAGACTAAAACTTTACTGTGCTAAGAAGGACATGACCCTAACAAGTGCCATTGAAGAAGCTATTGAAGAGTACTTAACAAGAAGAAACGCATAAATTTATTTTTTACTTTTTTTCATATAAAGGTATACATTTTTTATATCTTTTTTTGTTTTTGGAACCAATTGAATATTTATATCTGCATGTCTTGGCATATTTTTATGTATTTTAAAATAATCAAGCCGTTTATTTGTAAAAACTAAAACATGATAATGTAAACCGTGAAAATTTGTAGTATATTCTTTTACGCTTATAAAATGTGCATTTTTATCATGATTATAGATATATTTTCTAAATTTTTTTACAATAGGAATAACATCTGAAAATTGATAGTTAGTGGTAATAGTAACAAAATATGTAAAAAAATAAAGATCATGATACCTAAAAACTTTACTACTATCCACATTACAAGTTAAACATATGACACTAAAATATAAAACACAATCTTTTTTAAGTGTTATACAAATTTATATCTGCTATGAGAAAGAAAAATAAGTACATAGAACTCAGAATACCAGTAAAATATAAGCAATTTTTTTATCAAAACAGACAAAAAATTCTCGAGGAAATTGACAAATTGCTGACTAATAAAAAACAGTTTCAACCAAAAGACACCTATGACATCTATGATGAACGTGTTTTTTTAACAGTTGATGAATTGTATTACCAAAAACTAGAAGAATTATCAAAAAAATATAAGGTAAAACTATCGAAATTAATAAGATCTATATTTTTTAACTTAAGTTAAATATTTTTTTTCTACCCCCACTTTTCTAGTTAGGAAATTATATATATTTATATTTGTCATACTATATATTTATAATTAGGAGGTCGAAGATGGCTTCCCTCGAAGAAATAATAAAAAACTTAGGAAGAGAAGCTAAAGAAAAAGAGCAAATAGCGACAAGAGTGCTAAAAATTAAGGGCTTAAAGCGAATAGTTGTACAATTGAATGCAATACCGGAAAATGGAAAAATAAGATATAGTATGACAATACATAGTATAAACAATTATAGAAAACAAATAGGTATTACAGCCAGCGACGCTGAAGACTTCTTATTAATTGGCCAATTTCTAGAAAAATATGCGGAAGTTTTGAATGAATATATAAAGTTCACACAAAGAAATAGTAATACACCACAAGAAGAAGAAATAGAATTGGAAAATAATGATAATAACGAAACAAAAAAACCAAAAAAGAAAAACGTTGAAGAAGAATTTTAAAGTGTCATAAGGCAATATTTTTTTTATGAGTAGTCAGTTTCAATGGCTAGAAAAGGTAAAGTTACATACTTTTTTTTACAACCCCCGCGATACTGAAAGAATTCTCAATATCATTTTAGGAGAAAAACAAATTGATGAAACAAAAAAGAATGAAATTTTGAAAGCTTATAAACGTGGGGTAGATTATCAATACTTTAACGCAAACCTACCCTATTTTCACGAAATAAAATTTATTTCTAAAATAACAAGCTTTAAAGTAAAGGATGATTTGATAATTGCCAGGTTTCAAAAT